TGAATAATACGCTAAAGTAAGCGTATGGCACCTAAAAAACGAGGACTAGGCGATGTAGGTCGTAACCGCATACGCCGTTCCTGGGAAGACATTGACAATGACGAACCAGTCGCCCCTAACTGGCTTACTGGTAAGGACTACGAAGACTTTGAAGAAGGGCGTATTGGCTCTGACGTAGAGTACAGCACATTGATGTCTCCTGAAGACGTCATGCGTTTGGAGGACATACCTTCAAACTATGGCTTTGGTCCAAAGTTCAGTACCCGTGTTTCTCGCCACTTGTTTGTACCTGCAGAATCAGGTAACTTAAACAGACTGATTCCAGGTTTGGGAACTGTGTATGTGCAGTTTCACAAGCGTGGAGATGTCTACGCTTATTTTAATGTTCCATTCAATGTCTATGAAGACTTTGCAAGGTCAACATCAAAAGGTAGATTTATTAATCACACACTGAACAACTATTTGGATAAAGCAAGGTCAAACTTAAATGGCGATACATCGGTATTCTCTCAGTAACACATTGATGTACTGGCCCCTCATTGGGTCTGTTTTAACTGCAATCTGGGCAACACAGAATGTGTATGCCACCATTCCTCTTGCATACTTCTTGTTTAAGTTGTTTCATAATTCAACTAATGTATTGCAAGTAGTTGGTCCTGTTTATTGGATTATCAAAGACAAAACACCACACAATACACCGACTTTTGCTAAGGGTTTTATGCATGAAACTTCAGAACCTTGGCGTGTTGGTACGGGTATCCAGATGAGGTGTGCAGACAAAACCCTTCAGATTGGTTTGTGTCGTAAGCAAAAGTATTCTGATATAGACGGTACGTTGTCGGCTGTTAAGGGTCGCTTTATGGAACTAACGCCTATTGAGATTAGAGAACAATCAGAAAAGTTAAAAGGAAAGTAATGGCTTTTTGGAATAAAGAAAAGTCTGTTGAAAAGGTTATTCCTCAGAGAATACAACGAATGGCAAAAGATGAAATCATTCTTTGGATGGACACATCCTTAATGCACCTTCATCGTTCTTATGACGATTGGCGTTTTCGTGGTGGTCCCTCAAATGTCATTGATGAATACCTAGACGCCCTAAATGCCATGTGGACAGAGTTGTCCAATAGAGAATCCACTAAATAGGTTTGCCAGTCTGGTGTTTCCTCCTTTCCACCAGATTTGGCATGGCGGGTACCTAAGTACCCCACACCTCCTTGCTTAGGTACCCGCCTCTTTCTCTAGTATCATTGTTATTGTGCTAACAGAAGAACAACAAAATGAAATGATGGAAGAAGAACTCGTAGAGGAGTTAGATGAAACCTCTGCTGAGTTCTTAGACAGTCTTGTTAAAAGACTAATTGTCTTTACAGAAGAGTTCTGTGATGTGGAGTTATTCCCGTACCAGATTCCTATTGCATACCGAATTATTGAATCCATTGTCTTAGGTGACGGTGAAGAACTGACAGTTGTTGCTACACGTCAGTCGGGCAAATCAGAAGTCCTTTCTAATGTGTGTGCATCCATGATGGTTATTCTTCCTAAGTTGGCGAAGGTTTATCCAACGTGGCTAGAGAAGTTTGAAAAGGGATTCTGGATTGGTGTCTTTGCACCTACTGAAGACCAGGCCGACACAGTATTTGGTCGTATTGTTTCAAAACTAACTAGTGACCACGCTCTTGAGTTTCTACTTGACCCTGAGATTGACGACAAAGCCACATCGGGTGGTACACGTGGTAAGGGTCGTATTATCACTTTGAAGCACTCAGGGTCACTCTGCCGTATGCAGACTTGTAACCCTAAGGCAAAGATTGAATCTAAAACCTACCACTTTGTTCTGATTGACGAGGCTCAGGAAGCCGATGAGTTCATGATTACCAAGTCAATCAAGCCGATGTTGGCGTTTAACAACGGCTCTATTTGCTTGACTGGAACGGCTACCAGAAACAAGTGTTATTTCTACAAAGCCATTCAGTTCAACAAACGGCGCATGGTAAACGGTAGAAACAAGAGGTCTTGCCACTTTGAGTACGACTGGCGTACAGCCGCTAAGTACAATGCAAACTACGCTAAGTTTATTTCTAAAGAAAAACTACGAATTGGAGAAGACTCTGATGAATTCCAAATGTCTTACTGCAACAAGTGGGTTCTTGAAAAAGGTATGTTTGTTACCGAAGAACGCATGGAGCGCTTGTATGACCCGTCTATGGGTCTTGTCAAGCAATGGTGGAGGACCCCCATTGTTATTGGGATTGACGTTGCTCGTGCTAATGACTCAACTGTAGCCACCGCAGTTTGGGTTGACTGGGACCATCCAGACCCATTTGGCTTCTATGAACACCGTGTGCTTAACTGGCTTGAGATTAACAATGAAGAGTGGGAGTCACAGTATTTCCAGATTATTGACTTCATTCGTAACTATGACGTTCTACGCATTGGCGTAGACGCACAGGGCGTTGGTGGTGCCGTAGCAGAGCGTTTACAGGTTCTATTGCCTGACATTGAGGTTTTGGCTGTGTCCTCAGATTCCAAGGCACAGCATGAGCGCTGGGTTCATTTAACAGAACTTATTCAGCGTGAGCAGTTAATCATTCCTGGACACTCCAAGGCTCGTAGAAACCGTGTGTGGAAGCGTTTTAATCAGCAGATGGCAGACCTTGAGAAAGTATATAAAGGTCCATACATGCTTGCCGCCGCTCCTGATGAAAAGGGAGCATTTGACGACTACCCAGACAGCCTTGCAATTGCCTGCCACATGACGGTTCAGGACACCATGCCCCACGTTATGGTGGCTGAGAATCCGTTTTTTAGGTAATGGTACTAGTTTTAGTGCTATCCTTGTAGTAAGTAACCACTCCCTATTTGGAGGATTTTGTGAACGTAGCACCAGCACCAATGTTTCCTGAGAAGCACAGCCCCGTATTTGAGCGTAGTTTTGCGCCTTCAATTCCGATGAACAAAGGTCCTCTTCGTTTTGAAGAGGGCGTTGCCACCGATACGGATGTTCCTGCAGACTTCGCTCAGGGTGCATACATGGACACCGCTCCATCGCCAATGCGTCAGAACCACAACAACCCAGAGATGTTCTACAAGCACCCAGAAGACACCATGCGTGAGCGTGCACACGTAGGTGCGGCTTCCTGGATTGAAGCCCCTACAGTGCTTTCTGATTTCGTTCAGGGCGCAATGGCTGGCGATGGTATGCCAATGTTTGAGTACGAATACAACACGGGTGGACACATGAACCGTCCAAACCCAACAGTAGTATTTGACTGATACCCATGGAGTCAGAGGGTAGCGTAGAAACTAACGCACCCGAAACACCAGACAGTGAGCCGACAGCAACCCCTGTCGTACCTTCAATCACGTCCACTGTTTCGGGACTGCCAATCTCACCTGCCTATGCAGGGGCTGGTATTTCCTTCCGTCCATCACGCTCTATTTCATTTACAAGCAGTGCTGTGCGTAATATGCCCAAGCCTGCCGCTGTTAACTACAGCAACACCTATGTTCCACAACGTAGGGGTAACATGAAGGCCGTGGTCAACGAAGAGCGTAACCTTATTGGAGATGGAACCATGTACATGGACCCTCTTGATAACTTTAAGCCTCAAACCTTTAAAGAAGGCAATACAACGTCTGACGACTACTCAGATGAGACGGTCAAGGAAAGTAAAAAAGAGTTCCGCAACGTGGGCAAGAAAGCATATAAATCAGAGAACACAGGTAACTCTGAGACGTCAACGTCTCGCCAAGTTCGCTATAAGCAGATGTAGGTTTCAGTGGACCCCGCAGTTGCTTCTATTATTGTCGCCCTGATTGGAGCCGTTAGTGGCCTTCTGGGACTGGCAGTAAAAGAGTTTCGTTCTATGAAAGAAAAGAATGACGCTGACCATGGGGCTGTCATGTTGAAACTAAATAAAGTTCAAAAGAGTGTTGAAAAGGTTGGAGAGCGCCTTGACGACCACATTGACTGGCACCTGAAGAAGTAACTTGTTGACATCCTGAACAGGATACTGCTAATCTTTAAGACAAGGTTCTTGTAAGCACAAGATTAGCATTAGAGGAAACATGTCAGAAAACTCTCTGATTAATGCGTTGCAGAGTCCCAATGACCCAACGTTAAAACCAACTTGCAAGTTTATGCAAGTAAGAAACAACCTCACTGAAGAAGAGCGAGAAGCCCTTGACAAAGCAGTAGATGGTATTCGTCAAGACGCAGGTCTTGGGAAAGCAAAGCGATACAGCACATCATGGCTTGCAAAGGTACTTAGGTCCTTTGGTTATGATGTTAGTATCTCAACGGTTCAACGACATGTAAATAAGGAGTGCTCTTGTGAGCGATTTGTCTAATCAACTGACTACACCACCTGAAACAAAAGCACAAGCGCTTGGTCGTCTTGTAGAGATTCTTGAACGTCAAAACATTGACATCAATGAGATTGGTTCTGTAAAGCGTGTATCGCTATACCAATCATTGACAAAAGACCAAGAGGGTGATGCACAGATTCACGACCTTGCGGCTATTCAGTTCAGTCCTAAGTGGGCAGATGGTCCTGAATGGAATCCTGTTAATCAAGGACCAGCAATCAAACTGCCTAAAACCACTGTAAAACAGTCATTAGCAACTTGGAAGAAGTGCGTTGTATTGCCTGACATTCAGGCTGGTTTCTTCCGTGCAACTACTGGTGAGTTGGTCAGCACTCATGACCCTCTTGCAATTGATTATGCAATGACAGTAATCAAGAGTGAGAAGCCTGATGTAGTTGCCCTTAATGGAGACAATGCAGACTTCCCTGAGTTTGGTAAGTACCGACTTACTCCAGCATTTGCGTTAACAACTCAAGCAACTGTTGACTTCCTTACAACACTGTGTGCTCGTATCCGTGATGCGGCTCCACAGGCTCGCATCATTTGGTTGGAGGGTAACCACGAGGCTCGCCTAACTAACTACATCCTTGATAACGCTAAAGCCTCATTTGGTTTGCGACAGGGAAACACACCTGATGGATGGCCTGTTCTGTCTATCCCATTCTTATGTCGTTTTGATGACTTTGGCGTAGAGTACCTTCCAGGTTATCCAGCAAGTCAGTTTTGGTTGAACAACCGTATCAAGATTATTCACGGAACAAAGGTGGCATCAAATGGCTCAACGGCGCACAAGTATCTGTCCACTGAGAAAGCCTCTGTGGTCTATGGACACATCCACCGCCGTGAATGGGCAGAGCGCACCCGTCAAGATTGGGACGGTGCAAAGACTATTGCGGCTATCTCTTTTGGTTGCCTCGCTCGTGTGGATGGTATGGTTCCGTCTACAAAGGGTGGAACGGACCTAGACGGGCGTCCCATTACCTGTGTAGAAGACTGGCAACAAGGGCTTGGGATTATTCATTATCAAGAAGGTGATGGTCCTTTCCAGCCAGAAATGCTCCCCATTCACGATGGAACAATGTTTTATAAGGGCAAACTGCTTGGGGTAGAATAGGGTCATGAGTAACCTTCCTGACTTCAAGAAACTGGTAGATGCGGTATTTGGCAGGAAGGACCCTAAAACACCTCCGTTGGTAGAAGTTCTTTGGCTAGACGCTTCTGACATTGATAGTGGTTGGTTTGGTCACGAAGAAATCACACGGTCTAAGCCAGCACCTTCTTTGTCGGTGGGTTATTTATTCCATAAAGATGACGTCTGTGTAAAGATTGTTTCTTTGGTCAATGACACCCATGGTGGTAATGGAATTATGATTCCAGCAGGTATGGTCAAGAAAATCAACTACTTGCACCGTTAAACGTAGTATCATTGATATGACCCTACCAAGGAGCAATCATGGCTACAAAGAACCAGCAAGTCGCTGACCAGACACTTAAGGGTGCTGTTGTCGGCGCTCTTTCATACTTCCTTGCAAAGTGGAACATTGACCCAGGCGCACAAGCCGCAATCATGCCACTCATCATCACAGGTATGGCATACGCAAGCACACTTGTTGGCGACAAGGGAACTGCATCTTTCCTTTCAAAGGCTTCTAAAGAACTTCCTGCTGTTGTTGAAGAAGTAACAGCCGCAGTTGAAGAGAAGAAGGCAGTTGCTAAGAAGCCAGCGGCGAAGAAGCCAGCCGCACCAAAAGCCTAATCTGTAATAACTACCGTCAAAGATGGTAAGGTGTATACAACATGGCAGTTGATTTCTGGTCCCCATCCTATAGAGCGTCTTCAAGCGACCTCACCGTTGCTATTTCACCCCTTGGTCTTGTTGAACTGGCAGACGAAGAGTTTGAAGTACACGGTCCACGACTAAACCGTTATAGTGCGGCTTGGGCTTGGTACCTTGGGCACCACTGGTCATACCGCCGTGAGATGGGTGAATCACAGTTCTACATGAACTATGTCCGTACTATGTCGGACTACATCACCAACTTCTGTTTTGGTAAGGGTATTCAATTCCATGTACCTGAGCAAAACGAAGCAATCATTCCACAACTGTTGCATGAAGTATGGGACAACCATAACTCTAAGCATTATGTTCTTTGGGAAATGGGGCAGTTAGCGTCTGTTACTGGCGACTGCTTTGTCAAAGTTGCTTACGAAGAACCATACACCGACAGCATTGGTATTTTCCATTCTGGTCGTATTCGTATTATTCCGCTAAACCCAGCGCACTGTTTCCCTGAGTACCACCCACATGACCGTGACCGTTTGATTCGCTTCAAACTAAAGTATCGCTTCTGGGGTACATCTCCTGAAGGTACTCGTCAGGTGTACACCTTTACTGAGATTATCTCCGATGACATGGTGCAACAGTTTGTCAATGACGAATTGATTGACGAGTATCCTAACGCAATTGGCACTATTCCCATTGTGCACATTCCTAATACAACTATTTCATCGTCTCCTTGGGGTCAGTCAGACATTTGGGACATCATCCCTCTGAACCGTGAACTCAATGAAAAGATGCTTGAAGTCTCGGACATCATCAACTACCACGCCGCTCCTGTCACTATCATCACTGGCGCTAAGGCTTCTCAATTAGAGCGTGGACCTAAGAAGGTCTGGGCTGGACTTCCTAAGGATGCAAGCGTGTTTAACCTTGAATCCCGTGGTGAGATGTCTGGTGCTTTGGAGTACATCAACGTTATTAAGCGCACTATGCACGAGATTACTGGTGTTCCTGAAAGCGCCCTTGGTCAATTCCAACCAGTATCTAATACCTCTGGTGTGGCTCTTGCTATCCAATACCAGCCAATGATGAACCGCTTTACAATGAAGAAAATACACTTCACCAAAGGTCTTGAACGCATTAACGAACTGGTTATTCGCACTGCGGCAATCTTTGAACCATACATGCTGACATGGGACCCTTCACGTGCGGAACAGCCAGAAAAAGACCAATTGACGCAGTTAGACCCTGCTGACCCTCTTATTTATAAAACGACAGTTCACTGGCCTGAGCCATTGCCTGTTGATGTTCTTATTAAACTTAATGAAGTTCAGGCAAAGATGCAATTGGGCTTGGAGTCCAAAGAAGGCGCATTGCGTCTTCTTGGCGAAGAGTTCCCACGTGAGAAACTGTCTGAAATCTTTGAAGAATTGCAAGACGATGCTATTGACCAGGGTGCATTAGACATGATGCGTGCCCAAGTCCAACAAGCCATCATGCTTGCAACAGGTATGTTGCCAACTCCTGACGGGGGTGCTCAGCCAGCGCCTGCAGGAAGTGGTAATGTATCTAGTGCGGATGGCTCTGCCGCTCCGCTCCCAGGCATCGGTGCCGCCGCTCCGATGGAAGGGGAATTAATTAACAAACTGGTATCACGGGCTTACGGTGGGCGTTTTGCACAGCGTAGGAATCCAGACGAAGACAAATAAAAAGTTACATTAAATAAGTTCCAATTAGCCAAACTAGTGAGGTAAATACTATGGCAAAGAACCCTAACGTCCCTGAAGGGGACATCATTATGGTCCCTACTGATGCTCCAATGGTTGAGCAGTTTGTAGAAGACGCAATGGCAAAGACAAACGGAAAAGTATTCTCTGAAGACGAAGTAGAGAACATCCGTAAGCAGGAAAAAGACAAGATGTATAAGCGTCTTGAAGAAGCCGACATGCGTGTAAAGACCATGGAAGAGCAGATTAATATCTTGGCTCAGGAGCGAGAGGCGGCTCGTGCTGAGGCTGAAGAGCGTGCAAAGCAGGAAGCAGAACTTATCCGTGAGCGTGAGGTTGCTGAACTTTCTGCAAAAGAACTACTTCTCAAGCGTGAAGATGAGTTCAACTCTAAGTTGTCACAGATTGAACAAGACTACAAAACTCGCTTTGACGAAATTGAACGACAGCGTGAACAGCAGGAAGCATTGCTTGAAAAAGAGCGCCGACTGCAGGAAATCAACTCATATCGCTCCCGCCGTGTACACGAGGAGCAAGAATCTATCATCCCTGAACTGCTTGACCTGATTGCAGGAAACAGTGAGGATGAGATTGAAACTTCAATTGGCGTGCTTCGTGATAGAAGTAATGC